ATTACTGTAAGTAATGACCAAAGAGTTGAAACCATTATAGTTTCAAATCAGGGTTCTGGATATACTTATGGAAATGTTGATTTAGAATCTGGAGGATTTCCAACGGGAACTGTAAGACCGACTTTTGATGTTATTATTCCCCCAAAAGGGGGTCATGGATATGACATTTATAGAGAACTTGGTGCTTATAATGTCCTTTTATATTCAAGAATTGAAAACGATAATGAAAATCCAGATTTTATAACAAAAAATCAAATTTCTAGAATAGGTATTGTAGAAAATCCACAATCTTTTGGCACTAATGAGATACTAAATTTAGATAAGGCAAGTGCCGTAAGTGCCTTAAGACTTACTGGTACGGGATATAGTTCGGCAGTATTTACACCAGATTCTACTATAACCCAAACAATTTCTTTAGGAACAACTGCAGTTGGTAGAGTTATAAGTTATGATGAAACTACCGGTGTTTTAAAATATTGGCAAGATAGAACTCTTGCTGGATTTAATACTGTAGGAACAGCACAATCTCAACCAAGATATGGATATGAATTAAACGAATTTACCTCGTCTCCTAGTACTGGAGGTAGTGTTACTATTGTTGGTGGTTCTGTCAATTTATCAATCAGTACAACATTTACAGGTGTCTCTACCGTAATAAATAATAGAACATATTATCTTGGTCAATCTTTTACTGAGGGTGTTTCTACTCCGGAAGTCAAGAAACATTCTGGAAATATTATCTATGTAGATAATAGACCATCGATAACACGTTCTCCAAATCAAAAAGAAGATATCAAAGTCATTTTGCAGTTTTAAAGAATTATGGCACAAAAAACAAATCTCAATGTCGCACCATATTTTGATGATTTTGATGCAAATAATGACTATCATAGGGTTTTATTTAAACCCGGATATCCAGTACAAGCAAGAGAGTTAAATAATTTACAATCAATACTACAAAATCAGATTGAAAGATTTGGGCAGCATTTCTTTAAAGAAGGTGCTAAGGTAATTCCGGGAAATACTGGATATAATTCAGTATATTATTGTGTCCAATTAAACAATATATTTCAAGGTGTCCCGGTTTCAGCATATGCAGAGCAACTTGTTGGTAGCAAAATAACAGGAGAAGTCTCTGGTGTTAGTGCTGTTGTAGATAAAATTTTATTACCTGAAGATTCTGAAAATGGAAATCTAACACTTTATATAAATTATCTAAATACAAATCCATCAGATAATCAAACTCTACAATTTTCCGATGGAGAATCTCTTTCATGCAATCAAAATATAACTTCCGGTCTTCTAGGAAATTCCTTGATAACTGCAGGTGATGCATTCGCTATTACTTTAGATAATAATGCATCTCAAGTTGGTTCTTGTTTCAATATTTCTGAGGGAATTTATTTTATTAGAGGGCAATTTGTAAATGTCAGTACAGAAACTCTAATCCTAGATCAGTATTCTGATAGACCTAGTTATAGAATTGGTTTATTTGTTAGTGAAGAAATAATAAATTCCGATATTGATGAGCAATTAACAGATAATTCTCAAGGATTTAATAATTATGCAGCACCTGGTGCAGATAGACTCAAAATATCAACATCTTTATTTAAAAAATCTTTGACCGATTTTGATGATGATAATTTTATAGAATTGGCAACTATCGAAAATGGTGTTCTTCGCTCAAAGGTAAAAACTTCGGAGTATAGTAAATTTACAGATGAGCTTGCAAGAAGAACTTATGCAGAATCTGGAGATTATGTAGTAAATCCTTTTCAAATTTCGGTAAAAGAATCTTTAAACAATAGAACTGGAAATCAAGGCGTTTTTAATGATGAGCAAGTAACTCCAGGTGGAGCAATTCCTTCAGATTCTATAGCACTATATCAAATCTCTCCGGGAAAAGCATTTGTTAGGGGATATGAAGTTGAGGCTCTTAACACACTATTTTTAGATGCAGAAAAACCAAGAAGTATTAAAACATTAGAAAATCAATCAATTCCATATAATGTGGGTTCAACTCTGAAACTAAACAGAGTTTATGGGTGCCCAACAATAGGTATTGGAAATACCTATATTTTAAGTTTAAGAAGTGAAAGAGTTGGCGCATCAACAACTATTGCACCAGGTAAAGAAATTGGATTAGCTAGGGTTTATGATTTTGCCCTAGAGTCTGGTTCGTATAACACTTCCAATTTAGACTTAAATGAATGGGATATTTCTCTTTATGATGTCCAACCAATAACAGAAATTGTATTGAATGAATCAGTAACTCTCAATACTCCAACATTTGTCCAAGGAAATAACAGTGGTGCTACAGGATTCTTGGTAGATTCCGTATCATCAACTAAAGTTTTAAAAATATATGACAAAAAAGGAGAATTTTTGCAAAATGAATCTTTTTCATTTGATGGATTAGATAGTGGAATAGTAGCAGTTGCGGTAACTTCGCACTCATTGTCAAATGTAAAGTCTGTTTATGGTACAGTTGGATCTGCTTCAACATTTTGTGCAGATGTTATACAAACAACAAAATTTAATGTCGGGATTGCAACAGTAGGTCCAGAAAGATTTCACGCAAATTCCAGAGTTCTTTTAACCTCTATTTCTGAGTTAGTAAGCATTGGAACTACTGAAATTTATGTAAGCAGTGTCGATAGAGTTTCGGTTGGTAGTTCAATATCTGTTGGTTCTGTTCTAACAAATGTTCCTGTAGTAAGTGTCGGTTCCACTTCCATTTTAATAGATTCTTCAGATATACCATCTACAGTTACCCTAACGACGGTGGTTTCTGCTGGTCAGACAGTCAGTTCTGGTTCATCAACAATATATGTTGATAATATGAACGGTGTTTCGGTAGGAAGTTCAATAAGTGTTGTTGGTTTAGCCATAACTAATGCTCCTATCGTTTCTATTGGAGATACTTTCGCAAATATTGGCATTGGATATACAATTGCAAGTGAAATTGCTGCAGGGGCAGCAGTAACATTTACTAATGTATCTCCCCTATATTCCGGTTTAGAAGTTGATTTCACAGTTCCAGTATATACAAGTACTATCAAGTCATTTAATGAGGCTTTCCCAGGAAATTTAGTAAAGCAAGATGATCTTTTATCATATACAGATACTTCTCAAAACAATCCAGTATTTGTAAAGGTAGTAAGTATTGGTTCATCAACTGTAGAAGTTAGAGGGATTAATGGAGTTCCCGGAATAGCTTCCTCAGAATTACCAACAAATACATTAGAAGTTACTGATTTAAAACTGATTAGTACTCCCTTACAACCAGCATCCGATACTACATTATATACTCCCCTACCAAGAGATAATGTACAAAGTCTGACTTTAAAAGACTCTTCGCTCGTTATTAAGAAGCAATATACTGTAAATATTAATAATAATCAACTATCAACCCCACTCTCAGCCGATACAAATGAAATTTTCTCAACCTTTGATGAAGAGAGATATTCTTTAGTTAGAAGTGATGGAACTATAGAACCCTTATCATCTGACAAATTTGCTCTCATTAATGGGGGAGAACAATTACAAATATACAATCTAGGATCTAATGATGTTGGGGCAAAATTAATAGCAACTTTAAGAAAAACCAATCCAAAAGAGAAGGTAAAAAGAAAATTAAGAGTAAATTCTTTAACAATTGATAAGTCTAAGTATAGTTTTTCTGGAATAGGAGAAACTACTTCAAATGATGGTCTTATCTTTGGAAATTATCCATATGGAACAAGAGTCCAAGACTCCATCATTTCTCTCAATACACCAGATATTATCAAGATTCATGGAATATTTGAGTCGGCAGATAATGATGCACCATCCTCACCAAAGGCCAATTTAGCATCTATAAATGGACCAACCACAACTACATCAGATTTAATTGTGGGGGAAAAGGTAGTAGGACAAAATAGTGGAGCCGTTGCTATTATAGCAGAAAAAACAACAGCATCTCAAATATCTTTCCTATACAAGAATCAAAATCTCTTTAGAGAAGGCGAAGTTGTTGTTTTTGAAGAATCTGGAATTCAAGCATCCATAGTTTCTTTAGAATCACCCAGCTTTGATATTTCTCAAAATTACACATTTGGAACTGGTCAAGAAGGAACATTTTATGGTCATGGAATTATTACCAGAAAACAAGACTATTCAGAACCAGTAAAAAAACTAAAAGTATATTTTGAAAGTGCTTACTATGATTCTAGTGATGATGGAGACATTACAACTGTAAATTCATATAGTACATTTAATTATATCGATGAAATAACATCGGTAAATGGAAAAAGATTATCTGATATTATTGATATAAGACCAAGGGTTTCTGATGCATCAATATCAGAAAATTCTAGATCACCTTTAGAATTTTATGGAAGAACATTCAATGCAGCAGGAAATTCTGCAGCAAATATTTTAGCTCCAGATGAAGCTATAATAACCACATTTTCTTTCTATCTCGGAAGAATTGACAGAATCTATATTACAAAGGATGGAAAATTCCAAGTAAAATATGGAACACCATCAGAAAAACCACAAAAACCAATTTCTGTTGATGATGCTTTAGAAATAGCAACTGTTTCTCTCCCACCATATCTGTATAACACGTCACAGGCTTCTATTGAATTCTTAGAGCATAAGAGATATAGAATGTCTGATATAAGAAATCTTGAAAATAGAATCAAGAATCTAGAATATTATACGACTTTATCACTATTAGAAACTAATACATCCAATCTTTTTGTTCCGGATTCTGAAGGTATTAATAGATTTAAATCTGGTTTTTACGTTGATAATTTTACAACACTACTTTCACAACAATTTAATCTTGAAGTAAAAAATAGTATTGATCCAGCAAATAAGGAATTGAGACCAAGCCATTACACTACATCAGTTGATTTGGTGCATGGTCCAGTCAATTTAATTGATAGTGATGTTGATTTAGCATTTTCTCAAATAGAAGGAATAAACACCAGAAAAACTGGTGATATAGTTACTCTAGATTATGCTGAGGTTGAATGGTTGAAGCAATCTTTTGCCACAAGATCGGAAAGTGTAACTCCGTTCTTAATCAGTTTCTGGCAGGGAACCGTTGAATTGACGCCAGCCTCAGATACTTGGGTTGATACTGTAAGACTTGAAGCAAAAGTTATCAATGCCGAAGGAAATTACGCAGAAACTCTAGCAAATGCTGCTAGAACAATGAACGTAGATCCTCAAACGGGATTTGCTCCAACAGTGTGGAATGCTTGGGAAACTAATTGGACTGGAAGGCAAGTAACAACTTCATCAAGGACAGTCAATACTAGTAGATCTTGGTGGGAAGGTTGGTCTATAGTAACTCAAAATAATGTAGTACAGCAAACATTCCAAAATGTTGTAGAAACTGGAACATCAACAAGAACAGGTACTAGAACTGTTGTTACTGAAGTATTTGATAGAACTTCCGTTGGTGATAGAGTTGTCAGCAAAGACATTGTTCCATATATGAGATCTAGAAACATACAATTTGTTTCTAAAAAGTTAAAACCACTAACAAGAATGTATGCATTCTTCGATGGGGTTGATGTTACTCGCTATTGTGTCCCCAAACTTCTAGAAATTTCTATGATTTCTGGTGTATTTGAGGTTGGCGAAAGAGTTGTAGGTACTGTTAGGCAGACTGGACTAAATCCAACATCAGATTCTGATGTTGCAGCAAGAATTGGATTTAGGGTTGCACAAACCAATCATAAAGAAGGTCCTTATGATAGTCCAACAAAACTATTCCCACAAAATCCATACACGAGTCAGGTTTTACCTTCAGTATATTCATCAACATCAACAATTTTAAATGTTGATGTATTCTCACTATCAAACGAACCTCAAGGAGAATACAGTGGTTGGGTCGAGTCCGGAATGATATTGGTTGGAGAGCGTAGTGGAGCTCAAGCAACAATAAGTAATGTCAGATTAGTATCTGACCTATCGGCAACACTAATGGGAAGTTTTTACATCCCAAATCCAAACACATCTGTCCATCCAAGGTTTGAGTCCGGAACCAAAACATTGTCATTTGTAAATAATGATACAAATGACCAAGATGCGGCATCGACGATTGCTGAAGAAGCATTTACATCTTCAGGAACTTTAGAAACAGTTCAAGAGAATATAATTTCTATCAGAAATGCTAGAGTTGAAAATAAACAACAATTTGAAGAAAGAGCAGCCTCCAGAACTAGTGGAGATCAACTAATTAATAGCAGAGTTATCTCAACCCAAACTTCAAGACAATGGATTCAACGTTGGTATGATCCACTTGCACAATCATTCCTAGTTGATGACCAGAGTGGAGTTTTCTTGACTAGATGTGATGTTTTCTTTAGATCAAAAGATGACATGGATATTCCAGTCACTTTCCAACTAAGAACGATGGAAAATGGATTCCCAACTCAATATGTTATTCCATTCTCAGAAGTTGTTTTAGACCCAGATGATGTATTTACTTCTGGAGATGGATCTGTTGCAACTCCTATACAATTTAAGGCTCCAGTTTATCTTGAAGGTGGAAAAGAATATTGTATTTGTTTAGCATCAGTATCTACAAAATATAGTGTTTATATTTCAAGAATTGGTGAAGAAGATTTACTTAATCAAACATTTATATCAAACCAACCATATCTTGGTTCTCTCTTTAAATCTCAGAATGCTTCAACTTGGGAACCAAGTCAGTGGGAAGACTTGAAATTTACGCTCTATAGAGCAGATTTCTTAGAAAATGGAACTGTGGAGTTTTATAGTCCCAAGTTGAGTGAGGGAAATAATCAAATTGCAAGATTAATGCCCGATTCTCTATCCATGAGTTCAAAGCAAGTTAAGATTAACTTAACTTCTCCTTTAGACGACTCTCAATTTACATTGGGAAATACTGTTCTTCAAACAGGAACCAACGCGACTGGTAATTATGTAGGTAGTGCAGGATCGATAGCACAAACAACGCTAAACATCATAAATTCCGGTATTGGATACACTCCTTCTTCTGGTACATTGACCTTCAATAATGTCAATTTAGAGACTATTACTGGAAGTGGACGAGGTGCTACTGCTAGCATTACAATCTCAGAAGGATCTATAGTTTCGGGAGGTGCCACCATCGTGAATGGTGGAAGTGGTTATAGAATCGGTGATGTTCTTGGAATATCTTCTATAGGGTCTTTAAATGTAGGAGTTAATGCGAGACTTTCAATTACATCTATTGCAAGCACCAATCAAATTATTATTGATAATGTTCAAGGTAACTTTACTTCTGGATTGGGCAATACAATTACCTATGTTAATAATTCCGGCATAACTACGGATCTAAATTCAACTTCTGGTGGCGTAAGTGCATCTGAAATATTAGTTATAAATGATGGACTCCATGTAAGAGTAAATCATAAAAATCATGGAATGTACTTTAATGATAATTATGTAATTCTTTCCAATGTAGAGTCTGATGTAAAACCATCTAAACTTAGTGCATCCTATAATGCAAACTCGAATGGAATTATATCTGTAGATAATGCGTCGGCATTCTCATCCTTTGAAAATGTGGGGGTTGGTACAACAAATCCTGGGTATCTTCTCATTGGCAGTGAGGTTGTAGAATATACAAGTGTTAGTGGCAATAATATTGGTGGAAATATTGTTAGGGGAGATAATCCACAGACATATCCAGTAGGAACTCCTGTTTATAAGTATGAATTGAATGGAATCTCTCTCAAGAGAATAAATAAAACTCATTATCTTGGAGAGGCTACTGTCGATAATCCAATAACTTTTGATTCATATACAATAAAGATAAACACTTCTACTGATGGAAAAGATAGAAGTATTGATAATGGATTCCCAGAATTACATCAAAATTTAACAAAATCTACCGGTGGAAAGAATATTAAATCAACTCAAAATATTCCCTTTGAAATCATTACTCCAGTAGTACATAATGTCACAGTTCAAGGAACCTCGTTGAATGCTGAAGTTAGAACGGTTAGTGGAAAGAGTTTTAGTGGGGAAGAAATACCATTTACTGATAATGGATTTGAACTTTTAGAGATTAACACACCGAATTATCTAAGCACCCCAAGACTAATTTGCTCAGATGTGAATGAACAGAATAAACTTTCTACTCTTCCTGGTAACAAGTCATTAAATATGAGACTTACATTGGAGACAACTGATAGTAAGTTAAGTCCAGTTATCGATACTCAAAGAATAAGTACTATTTTAACTTCAAATAGAATTAACAATATAATTACAAATTATGCTACCGATTCTAGAGTTAATCAGATAGATACTGATCCATCGGCATTCCAGTATATTTCCAAGGAAATTACTTTGGAAAATCCAGCGACTTCGCTTAAAGTATTGTTAAATGCATATTTAAATGAGTACCATGATTTAAGGTTGTTCTATTCGATAAATGAAAAGACTGGAATTGAGCCGATTTTTGTTCCTTTCCCAGGATACAATAATTTAGATCAAAGAAATCAAGTTATTAATCCAGCAGATAATAGTGGATTACCCGATAGCTACATCATCAAATCAAAACTTCTTGAGTTTGATTCAAATCTTTTAGATTTCAGAGAATATACTTTCACCGCAGATCAACTTCCACCATTTAGAACATTTAGGGTGAAAATTGTAGGAACCTCAACAAATCAAGCATACGTTCCTAGAATTAAAGACTTAAGAACAATTGCTCTTGCGTAATTATGGATTATATTAAGGTTACTGGTCATTCAAATTTAGTTAGAGACCCTTCATCTAACAGCATTATAAACACAAATACATCAGAATATCTCGAATATGTTTCTAGAAAACAAGTAAAGAGTGAAGACAATAAAAAATTGAGTTCCTTAGAAGAAGATGTTTCAAACTTAAAAAATGATATAAATGAAATAAAATTACTACTTAGGAGATTGGCAAATGAATCCTGACAACATTATTCTAGAAGACCTTTCAAAAAGTTTTGAATATGTAAAAGTTTGTTCTGAAATAGATTCTATTGATGATGTAGATCAATTGAGAATCATATGTAAGTCATATATGAAACTCTATATGAAACAACAGGAAGTAATAAGTAATTTTAAACTTCCATCAAATCTATAAATATTTGGAGAGGGTAAAGAAATGGCGCAACCATCATCTAGACAAGAATTGATTGATTATTGCAAACGAAAACTGGGAGCGCCTGTATTAGAAATTAATGTTGCCGACGAGCAAATTGATGATTTGGTTGATGATGCAATTCAATTTTTTCAGGAAAGACATTTTGATGGTGTTGGTCAGGTATATCTAAAGTATCAAATTACTCAAGATGATATTGATAGAGGAAGAGCACCTGCAGGAAATAGTGCAACAGCAGGACTAGCATCAACATCTGCAACAGCAAATATTGTTGGTACTGCTACAACATTTACATACAAGGAGAATAGCAATTATTTACAAGTACCATCGTCAATAATAGGTATCCAAAAAATATATCATTTTGATGGAACCAATACTACAACAAATAATATGTTTAGTGTTAAATATCAATTATTTTTGAATGATATTTACTATTGGGGATCTACTGAAATTTTGACTTATGCAATGACAAAAACTTATTTGGAAGATATTGATTTTCTTTTGACTACACAGAAGCAAATAAGATTTAATCAGAGAATGGATAGACTATATTTAGACATTGATTGGGGTAGTGTTGCAGTGGGAGATTATTTAATCATTGACTGTTATAGATCTTTAAATCCAAACGATTTTTCCAGAGTTTGGAATGATTCTTTCTTAAAGATTTATTTGACATCACTAATAAAAAGACAATGGGGTCAAAATCTAATTAAGTTTCAGGGAGTTAAGTTGCCTGGGGGTGTTGAGTTGAATGGAAGACAGATTTACGATGATGCTCAGAAAGAACTTGATGTGTTAATGGAAAAAATGTCAAACACTTATGAACTTCCACCACTGGATATGATTGGATAATCGTATGTTAAATCCATTTTTTCAGCAAGGTTCGAGAGAAGAACAAAGTTTAATACAAGATCTTATCAACGAACAGTTGAGGATGTATGGTGTAGAAATATACTATATGCCCAGGAAGTTTGTCACTGAAAAAACTGTTCTCCGCGAAGTAATCGAGTCCAAGTTTGATTCTGCATATCCAATAGAAGCTTATATTGAAAATTTTGAAGGATATAATGATAACACAACTATTTTATCAAAATTTGGAATACAATCCACAAATGAAGTCACTCTAGTAATTTCTAGAGAAAGATATGAAGAATATATAACTCCACTGATAAAGGAAAAGCAAAATATAAAGTTATCAACAAGACCAAAAGAGGGTGACTTAGTATATTTTCCACTCGGTGACAGGATTTTTGAAATAAAATTTGTAGAGCATGAAAAACCTTTTTATCAACTTCAAAAAAATTACGTATATAAACTTCAATGCGAACTGTTCAGATATGAAGATGAAATAATAGATACTGGTATTGATGAAATTGATGATACCTTAGAAGCAGTTTCTGGAGCAGATAGTGAGGATGTATTCTTAGGAAGAACTCAAACATTGACTTTGGTTGGTGTTGGTTCAACCGCAACAGCAACTGCAAATATATTTGATGGTGGAATTAGATTAATTTCAATAACAAATAGAGGTGGAGGATATACAAGCATACCTAGAGTTGCAATATCTTCGGCACCTTCTGGCGGATTAACTGGAATAGCATCTGCTGTTATGATTAGTGGTATTGTTGCTTGCAATGATAATGTTAATCCCGGAGCGCAGTCAGTTCAATCTGTAGAAATTAATAACTCTGGATATGGATATACTACATCACCCGGAGTCAAATTCTTGGGTGGTGGAGGTGCAGGAGCGGCTGCTACAGCATCTATAGGAGACGGAATAGTTGGTATTATAACAATTACTTCATCTGGTTCGGGATATTCACAATCACCATCAATTTCTTTCAGCGGTTCTTCTACAATATCTGCAGCCGCAACTGTAGTAGTAAGTTCTGCGGGAACAATATCAGCAATTAGAATAACAAATGCCGGTTTGGGATATACAGAGCCGCCATCAATTACTATTAGTGCTCCAATTAGTTCTGGAATAGGAACTTTCCAATTTAATGAGTTAGTAACTGGAAGTGTATCCAGAACCACTGGAAGAGTAAGAAGTTGGAATTCTGTTTCAAATGAATTAGTCCTTTCAAATATTTCTGGTTCATTCTCTAGAGGAGAATATGTAGTCGGTGCTGCATCAAGTGCTAGTTATGAAATTAGATTAATAAATTCTAACATCAATAATGATGGATATTCTTCCAATAATGAAATAGAAATAGAAGCAGATCAAATAATAGACTTTAGTGAATTGAATCCCTTTGGCACACCATAAATAAAAGGTAATAAACAATGTTTGAATATTTTTATAACGAAATTTTAAGAAGAACTGTTATTGCATTTGGAACATTATTTAATGATATATCAATTAAACACACTAATTCCGATGGGCAAGTTGTAAGTGTAGTTAAAGTTCCTCTTGCATATGGTCCAACGCAAAAGTTCTTGGCTAGATTGGAGCAGTCCCCAAATCTCAACAAACCGACTGGTATCAATTTACCAAGAATGTCTTTTGAATTTACTGGTCTAACATATGACCCATCAAGGAAAGTAACAACCACCCAGTTTTTCACAACAAAAGATCCAACAGATGGATCTGAGACAAGAAAGGCATATATGCCAGTTCCATATAATATGCAATTTGAGTTGAGTATTATGACTAAACTCAACGACGATGCTCTCCAGATTGTGGAGCAAATTTTGCCATATTTTCAACCATCATACAATATATCAGTAGAACTTGTAGAAGCAATTCAAGAAAAAAGAGATATTCCAATTGTATTGGAAAACATTACCATGCAGGATGACTATGAGGGTGATTATACAACAAGAAGAGTACTAATTTATACTTTAAGATTCACTGCAAAAACATATCTATTTGGACCAGTTTCTGCGGCAACAAAAGATGTTGTCAAAAAAGTTACCGTCAGTTATCTTACTGGTGCAAGCACCGACAATACGACTAGAGAAGTTGTATTTTCTACAGAACCAAGAGCTACAAAAAATTATACAGGAGTTGTTCTTACAAACTTATCGAAAGATATTACTCAGACCGACATACTAGTAACTGTTAATGATGCTTCCCAAATTCAGGCAAAGACCTACTTAGATTTGGAAGGAGAAGAACTATATGTCAAATCTAAGTCTGGAAATGTTTTAACTGTAGAAAGGGGAAAAGATGGAACTACTATAAATTCACATTTATCAGGTGCTGAAGTAAAATCCATAACAACTAGTGATAGTGAAATGGTTGAAGAAGGAGACGATTTTGGATTTAGTGGAAGCACTTTCTGATAATTATGAAAATGACAAAAAAATTCGATGACTTAAATGAAACTTTCAATACAGACGGAGAAATTATTACCCCGGAAGTAGATACTGCTGTAGAAAAGATAGAGAAGATATCATCATCTGTCGATGATATAAAAAAAGATTATGAATATACCCGTGGAAATTTATATTCATTAATTGAAAAAGGTCAAGAAGCCATAAATGGAATACTTGAGTTGGCTCAAGAAAGTGAGATGCCGAGGGCATATGAAGTTGCTGGACAACTTATCAAAAATGTTGCCGATGCGACAGACAAATTGATGGAACTTCAGAAAAAATTAAAAGATGTTGAGGAAGATAATAAATCAAAAGGACCAACCAATGTGACAAATGCACTATTTGTTGGATCTACTGCAGAGTTAGCAAAGTTACTAAAACAGCAAACAAAAAATGAAGACCTTTAAACAGTTTCAAGAAGAGTGGTCTAATAAATATAAAAAGAGTATTGATTGCTCAAATCCAAAAGGTTTTTCTCAACGCGCACATTGCGCTGCAAGAAAAAAGAGAGCAAAAGGTGAAAAGACTAAATCAAAACCAGTTGAATGAAGAACCAAAAATTCTCCCACAAAACACCACATTTAAAAGGTAAGCAACATCAACTAGATCCTAATTTGGATTTAAAACAGTTGGTGCATCACGCAGCAGTTCAGTATGTTGATCGTGATGCTGATGGTGATGTTGATGTATATGATAACCCCAAAAAACCAACTCCAGACGAAAATCCAACTGCAGATTTTGCAACTACATCAAAAAAATTAATTTTTAAACAAAAAGGAGAATTGAAGCACACTAAACGTGGTATTGCTTATGAAGATTTGAGAAACTGGTTTTCAAAATCACATCCAGAAGGAAATTGGAAAAGATATAATACAAAAGGTGAAGCAATTGGACCATGTGCACGCGAACCTGGAGAATCTAAACCAAAATGCTTATCAAATGAAAAAGCAGCAAAGATGTCAAAAGATGAAATCGCCGCAGCAGTAAGAAGGAAGAGAGAAAAAGATCCAGTGGCAGACCGTAAAGGAAAGGGAGGAAAACCAATCATGTCATCAAATAAAATTGATGAAGGTATTATAGATAGACTAAAAGGTAGAAAACTAGTAGGTCGGACTGCATCTGGTGGAAAAATATATCAACCAACTAGAGCGCAAAAATCTACTGTGTCTTATGGTGGAAAGACTCAAGATCAAATAAGGCAGAGTAATAAACAAAAACAAGTAGATGCTTCCAGAAAAAAGAAAGTTCAAAGTGGTGAATATAATGATCCATGGTTGAAAAGTTCTCCTGCAGCAGAAAGAAGAGTACATTACCAACAACTTCGCGGAGAAGCAAAAGAAGATGTAAGATATTGTATGAAGTGCAAAAAAATGGAAACCAGAGATGAATGTTCTTATGGACCAGAAGTATGGGACAAAATGACCGTTAAGAATTTTAGTGAAGCGGCAAAAAAAGACCATGAATATTCAATGGCAAGATCGCAACTATCAACCGTTATTAATGCCGCAAAAAGACTCAAGAAAAAAATGGCAACCGGTGAAGGTGAAATAGAAGCATGGGTACAATCAAAAATTACTAAAGCAGCAGATTATCTAGATTCTGCTGCTGATTATGTAGATAGTGGGGAGATGAGTGAAGAGAGAGGTCCATGTTGGACTGGATATAAGCAAGTAGGAATGAAAAAGAAGAATGGTAAAGAAGTTCCAAATTGTGTTCCTGAAGAAATTGATTTGGAAGAAGAGAATAAACCAACCAACCCAAAACTTTGGGCAAAGTGGAAAGCAAAAGCAAAAGCAAAATTTGATGTATATCCTTCAGCATATGCAAATGGATGGGCTGCAAAGGGTTATAAATCCGAAGGTGGTGGATGGAAGTCAATGAAAGAAGAAACAATTGAAGATCTTAATGGAAATACCTTTGCCGAAGTAATTGACATTATCAAACCAGATCCAATCAAAAAAGTAGAGGAATCTGTTCGCATTCCAGCAAAAACTGGAAACATTATTCTTGTCACTTTAAATTGGAGAGGAAAATATTATATGATGAAAATATTTTTCCCACAAACCACAAAACCAAATCGTCAGGAAGTTCAAGATCAGATTGAAAAAGTTTATCCAGGTTCCAAAGTTCAATCTTACCATGTATCAGATATTAAACCAGGTGAGCAGTTTCTTCAAGTGGAGGATTGGCAGTCAGTAAATCGTAAAGATAAGACTGATGGTTTAAGTCAGAAAGCAGTCAATGCTTATCGTAGAGAGAATCCAGGCTCAAAACTACAAACTGCAGTAACCGAAAAAAAACCTACGGGCAAGAGGGCTGAACGTCGTAAGTCCTTTTGCCGTCGTATGACTGGAATGAAAAAAAGACTGACTTCTGCAGAAACTGCAAGAGATCCAGATTCAAGAATCAACAAAGCCCTCCGTCGTTGGAACTGTAACTAAAATGAAAAGTTTTAAACAATTTTTATCAGAGTCAGTAAATATCTCCGGAGATTTCAACGGAAATCTTTATATTAATAGTTCTGAACCAGAGGTTGCTAAAGAATCTTTCTTTGCTGATGTAGTTTGGGAAGGAAAAATATACAGAATGGAGGTTGAGGGTGGAATGATGAATAAAAATGAATTGGCAGAGCATCTTCAAGGAGAATATCCTGGTGCAATTGTTCATAACATTTATCCAGCATCTCAACAAACATCAAAAATCAAAAATGCACAAAGATATCAACCAGAAAGATTATCGTGGAGTGACTGATGGCAATTTGGAATAAGACTACACAAGACTTCTTGAATCAAGAGAGAAGTCTTTTTGAGACCTATAATATCGCAGATCATTGGGGAAATCAGACAGACTGGAGACCTCAGTTTTCTGACAATAACAGATTAAAGGTTGCTCCTTTCCAAACAGTTTTCTTCAATACTTTCCAGTATGGTAAGGAGACCGATGTTTGGGATGAGAGAGTCACTGGTGTTGCAACTGCTACTCATAATGCCAATTCCAGTAGTGTGGTTATGCAAGTTGGATCTACTGCTGGTAGTAAGGTTGTCAGGCAGACGAAGAATGTAATGAGATACATTCCTGGTAGACCAGCAACTCTTGCATTTGCAGTTCGTCTAGAAGCACCACAAGTCGGTATTCGCAGAAGATTCGGATTGTTTAATGAGACTGATGGTGCTTTCTTTGAGGATGATGGTGGCACATATTCTTATGTAATTCGCAGCAGTGCATCTGGTATCACTACAGAAACAAGAGTAACCAGAGAAAACTGGAATGGTGAAAAGTTTGATGGTAATGGATACACTGGTGTAACTGCTGATGCTACAAAACAG